TTAGATGCCTTGATAGAAGTATCCTCAGAAACATATTTATATGCCTTTTCTATATCAATTGTCAGAATAACCTTTGAACGCTTATATGAAACAACTTTCTGTATGTAATAAATGAAAATATCCTTAGATACTTTAACGATATAGTTCATTTACGCTCTGAATCAAATCGTTCCCAACATTTTTCTTTATTGCCAAAATGTTTACAGCTTGAAAAACTTCCACAAGCTAAACATTCTTTCCAATCAGGTTTTAATTTATAATTAGCTGATTGATACCACCAAGCAGGACAAGTATATTTTCGCATTTCAGATTTATTAGGGAACTTTTTATTTTTTATCCAATCACTATAAGGCATTCCACCAAAATCTTCTAATTTGCAATTATTCCCCTCACCAACACAAATACCAGGATTTGTTTCATAAACTCTTTTTGCTTTTGGATTATTTATTCTATTTTCAAATTCATCATATTCATGGATAAAATGATACTTACCAGTCCCATCACAAGTATAGCAAACTACTGCTGCTCCGTCTCTTTCTCCCATTCCAATATATAAACCTGTTCCTGAACATGAAGGGCATTTTTCATCAAACTCTATCTTTTTCATATTTTCCTCCTATTTATATTATATATCATTAAACAAAATTTTTTAATATATTCTGCATAATATTATTCTGGTTGAATATCTTGTCTTTTTCCTTTCCATCAAACAATTTCCCTAATACTTCCTGCTTTTCGTCTATCAATGAAATAATATTTTCCTCTATTGTTTTCGGAGCAATCAAGTAGTAAGCAAAAACGGAATCAGCTTCTTGGGAAATTCTATGAACCCTGTCCTCTAATTGAAAATGGTCCGAGGGCGACCAGGAAAATTCTACGGTACAAGTAGCATTTGCTTTTGTCAATGTTAATCCTGGCGCGCATAATATCTGTATGAAAATGAATTTTATCTTATCATCTTTCTGGAATGTATCAACCGCTGATTGCCTTTTTTCTCCTGTTATAGATCCATCAATACATACAGATATTTTCTTAAAATGGTTATATAAATCATCCAAAGTATTTTTATGATAAGTAGCAATTACTAATTTATTTCCACTATCTAAATATTCCTCTAGCCATTTGATACATCCATTTCTTTTAGCAAGATACGCGAGCTGCTTGAGCCTGTCGATATTTATTTGTAAATCAAGTTTATTGTCAATATGATCTTGTACCCATAACTTGAATTGAATGGTAGCATCAATATAATTCTGTAAAGCAACTTTATCAGTTTCCAATGGAATTATTATCCGTTGCTTAGGTGGCAAGTCTTTTAATACATCTTCTTTTAGTCGCCTAAGCATCAATGGCTTTATCAATTCTTGTAATTCATCCATCTTAGTGGCCCCATCAAACGTCCAGCCAAACCCATTGTATTTTGGATTACAAAATTTATGCAGATATCTCCATCGGTTAGAAAATATTTTAGGAGCAAGTAGATTCAAAATAGTAAAAAACTCTTTCGGTCTGTTTTTTATTGGTGTCCCTGATAAAGCTATAAACTTTACATTAGGTAATATCTTTTTCAATGTTACTACTGCTTTACTACGGACGGCAGATGGATTAACGATAGCTTGGCACTCGTCAATGATAATTGCTTTTATTCCTAGTGATGCTAATTTATAAATCCATGAAGTATCTTTCAATACTTTCTTATTGGCTATTTTTATTTCCTCGGCCAATATATCATAATTGATAATATACCAAGGATAGTTTGCTACATGGGATGATTTCTTTCCATACAATAATAACGATTCTTCTCCTGACCATTTAATTATTTCTTTAGACCAATTTATTTTGATTGAGGCAGGACAAATAACCAATACTGGCCGTAATTCGGGGTTAATATAAATATATGAAATTGCCTGAGCACTTTTTCCCAGTCCCATTTCATCAGCAAGCAAACCAATGCCATTAACGGACTCAATCCATTTTACACCTTGACGCTGAAATGGTCTAAGTTTATTTTTTATCAATTATTATTCCATTAGGATTAAATACACAAATACTTTCACAATCCCAACCATATAGATTTTCTGGGTGGGTAAATCTAGTTTCTTTCTCTCCATTTTCTGTTAATAACATTGCATCATATTTTTTAGATAATTTCTCAAAATCGATATGTAAAATGTATTGATATCCTTCTACAGAAATAAAAGGTATTTTTGTTTTCAAATCCTCTAAAGAATTAATTATCAATATATTTCCTTCAAAAATAAAATTGAAGTTATTAGCCAATCTACCAAAATCATTTTCATTGCACCAATCTATCCAACCATATTTAGAACAGATTGGGCTTGCCCATAATCCACCTCTAGGTTTTATCCAATTATCATTTTTAATTTTATTGAATTGAGTAATATCGAAACTTTTATGCCCATAATGAACACATTCAATTTTCATTATTAACCTTATTCCATTTTCTACTATTCAATGTTTCTAATAAATCATCTACATTGCCAGTATAATATCTCCAATAATCTCTTCTATCAACTTTATTATAATCCTTTGACCAATACCCTTTCCTTTTAATATTTGGATCTAAATTGTATTTGTATGAATACTTTTCCCTACCTTTATGATCGCCAATCCGCAAGCTATAGCTATCTGGCATACGACAATAAATAGATGACGTTGTAACTGACCTATTGCGAAGCATGAAATTAGGAATTTTGTTAAAGCATTCCTGTAATAGCTTTTCAGAAATTGCCAATGATTCTTTAGATGATTTCATTTTGCATCTTCATAATAAGCCCAATGGAAACCATGAGAATATTTATATCTCCCATTACAACATGCTGCTATATTACTATGCCCATAACCATATTTACGTTCAATATCCATTGCACATGAAAATATTTCTTTTGTTTCTAAACAAATAATTTTTCTAGCATTAAAATGATTACCACCCTCTAAATCTTTTCTTTTTTTACCTGCCCATGGGCCTGGTCTTCCTAATTTAGCTAATCTCATTTTTTCTTTAGTTGCGTTGTTATTCAGGAACCCTTTATGGAATGCAGTACCTATTTTTTTAATACTCATTTTTTTACGTGATTCTTTTGAAATTATTTTATTTTTATTACCGCCTGAATCAGAATTATACCCATTGTCTACAGAATCTAATTTTTTTATCATGCCCTTTTCAAGAAAATCTAATTCTTTTTGAGGAATATTATTAACAACAAAATATAAAATAAACATGTTTTTTCCATATTTTCTTATTGCATTTATAAATTTGCCTTTATTATTAATATTATCTGAATTTTTAAGATGTTCATTAAATCGTATAATAGCAGAACGCATTGTTTGTCCTACATAATATTTATTGTTCACGATATTTTTTATAACGTATATGGTTCCATATTTCATGTTTGATAGTATAACATGTATTTTATGATTAGTCTATACAGTTCTTGAAATTATAAACAGGCTTTACAAAATCAATTATATCAACAGTATCTTTAATATTATCAATAATAGTTTGCTTATCTTTGTATGCTCCTGGAGCTTCATCTATTGTTTCTATAGTGGCCGTAGTTGTATAAATGCCTTCCATTTGTTCTCTAAATGTAACTACAGATAATTCCTTTTTAGCTTGCGTCCGAGACAATATCCTTCCAGCACCATGAGGAGCGGAATAATTATAAATCGAACTTCCCCTACCTTTGCAGATTGCCAATCCATCGCGCATGTTGAAAGGAATGATTACTAATTCATTTTCTCTTGCTGGCGTCGCTCCTTTTCTAATAATATTATCATCGCCAATAAAATTATGTACAGATTCAATTTCTTGTAATGAGCTATAGCCTAAATATTTAGTAATCCTATCCATCATTTCCCAACGATTTAATGATGCAAACTTTTGGGCAACCTTCAAATCCCTAATATAATCTTGCCCATCTTTTTCATTAGTCAATAGAAACTCTAAATCCTTGTATTCGTTGCCAATAAAATACTTTTTCAAATTAGCCTTGGCAATTGATTGATAATAATTGGCAACTTTCAATCCAAAATTTCTGCTTCCAGAATGAATAGTTACCCAATAATTATTTTCTGAATCCTTGCCAATCTCGATAAAGTGATTGCCTCCACCAAGGGAACCAATAGCACGTAATGCTTTTTTATAATCTTCTAGGCTTATATTTTTGCAAACTTCTTGCACTTCATCCTTGAAATATAATCCTGTACTTTCTGCAATATTATTGTTTATAGAAAATCCTGATGGAATGTTTTTCTTTATAAATTCGTCAAACTTTGGCAAATCAATATTATCTATTGCAAACTTCCTAGATAGCATTCCACATCCGATATCGACTCCGACAATGTTGGGAATAATATAATCATTCATTTTCATGGTAAACCCAACCACAGCCCCTTTACCAGCATGACAATCAGGCATAATTGCTATATAGGTATTTACAAAAGCAGGGTGATTCAGAAAACCTTGTATTTGCTCTTTTGTGGTTTCATCAATGACATCAATCATGATATGAGCAAAATTATATTTACCCTTCATTACAAACACAATTCCCTCCTTACCTCTGCCTCTTCACTAGCATTATAATCACCAGGATCATGTTCAAACTCAGGATTGAATATTTCCACTTCTATACCTAATCCTGCCAATCTTTCACCATATTTTTTAGCTCTTAATTGAGCTTCATTTTCGTTATCAAAAAGGAATATTACTTTCTTGAATCTATTAGCTAATAGGATTATTTGCTCTTCTGGCATTGAGGTTCCCATAACACTTGCAATGTTTTTCGGCCCTAATCTCCAACAATCAAAAACACCTTCAACTACCACTAACCAATATTCTAAACAATTGTCTAAGTTATAAAGAATATGCTTGATATTTACTAGACCAAGTTCTATAGGATAATTCTTATAACGCAATATTCCTAATTCTGAACATTTTTCCTTTGAATAGATAGACCTTGCTTGAAACGAAACTAATTGATTCTTGTAATAAATTGGAATGATTATCCTGAATGAGTATTCTCCCAATATTCCTGGCCATAAAATATGATAATGATGAATAAGAACAAAAGGATCAAAATTGCGATTCTCCAAATATCTGAATGCCTTATCATTTCTTTCTATAGGATATCCAGGCAAAATGATCTTCTTGCCTTTTGCTTTTTTATTTGTTTTTTGTATAATTCTAGATTCAGTACTATATTCTAATAGTACTTTCTTGGCTTCATAAAAACTTATATGTAATAATTCAGATATTACTTTTTCTAATTGATTCGATCCACACACCCAACAATATACATAATTACCAGAATGGTTAAATCCTGCCTTGAAGCCTCTCTGCCCATTATCGTGAAATGGGCAGGGAAAATTCGTCCACCCGTCTACTTCTTGCTTGTACTCAATATTATTGTCTTTCAGTAGACGGATGAAATCTATCATTTAATTAGCAAAAGATTCATGTTCTGCTAATGTGGTTCCAAAAAATGGACTATCAGGATTATTTTCAACTTCTTCTTTATTTTCATTTACCTTCGGCTTTGCCCTGCTCTTTCGCTTTGGCTTTGCATCAATAATCATTTCCGCTACTGCCTCGATTGCCTTGTCATCCATGTGCTTAATGAAATCCACCACTTTAGCCCTGTCGCTATGGTCAGGGATAATTACATATTTGCCGTCCGCAAATGTGCCCCAAAGAAGCTGGATGAGCTTGTGCAGGTCGATTCTGTCATTATGGTCTACATACAGGCCCTCGACCTTTGCCCGCTCAAGTCCCTTGTAAAAATACTCCTCATTGACATGTGAAAAAATGTGGTGATTCGTCGGGTCCATTTCCTTCAACATCATGTAATCGTTCATAGACACTCCTTTATAGAACTAAAAAATTAAACAAAATAACTATACCAATTATTCAATACTTCTTGTCCTTGTTTTGCTATTTTATAAAACTGATTCCAATCTATTTTTTCACTAAATGGCCTATCCCCAACAAATTGTAAATCAACATTATTATCTTTTGATATTTCATAATATGCTATTACATAACAATAATCTTTTTCCTCCTTATCTTTTTCCCAATAAATTATTTCTGCTGTATTATGTTCTTGATTTTGTAAAAGATTTTTATCACAAGATCGAAGTTCCATATTATCAATTCTAAAAGAAAATTGCATAGTATTCATTTTATTCCTCCTATTAAAATATATTATACACTAACTTTAAGTTTTTTCATCTCAATTATAAAATAATTTTCCAATATCTTTATAATTTCCTCCCTGTTTTCCCAAATATCCTTTTGCACTATCATCCTTTCAATGTTCCTGCATTCTGCATATCTATGTAATGGTCTTAGAACATTTCGCATCGCTGGCCAAAAATCAAAGCCTGTCTGCCATTTTCTGCTTATTGTCAATACAGGCTTGCCTACAGGTTTTGCTTCAATCTTTTTATTCCTATTTACTATGCGAGTCATCCTGGCCTTATCAATTTCGGCCTGAGAACGCTTATAGCCTTTTTCTCTAGGCATTTTTACCAGTCCCCATCTTCATCCATCCAATAAGGATATTGGTATAAACATTCTGGTAAACGATCTTCAATAATTTTTATATCTATTTTCCTTTTGAATGATATTGATAAACAATCCCTAATAGCATTTATATTTCTACCTTTTTCTCCAATAAAAATCCCAGGGCGATTTAGATATACTGTTAAAATATCATTTTCAAATTCCATTCTTGAAATGCCTAGTTGCCTGATATCTTTATTAACTAGTGCATAATCAGCATCATTTAGTAATTCTGACATTTTATTTTTGTTTAATTCAAAATAATAATCCCAAATAATCCTACAAATGTTCTTTACTTCGCCACTAACATTACTCATTTTCATACCTCCAAACAAAATTGATCTTTATTGGAACTTTGCCACCACTCGACAATATTTCCCCATGCCGTAACAATCCTATTTCTTGTCCAGCCTTCTGATACATACTTTTTTTGTATAAAGCTGAATCTTGGTTTCCAATTTATATTAACATCTTCCCATTCCCTAGAAAGTATATACTCAACAATTGTCTTAGCATCTTCTGACAAGCTTATTTCATAATCCATTTTTGTTATAACTTTATCGAAAATATCATAATGGAAAATATCAGGAACATCGATCCTGTTTATATAGGTATTTTTGCCATATCCTTTTTTATGGCATTCCTTGACTCGTAATACGTCCTTATACTTGTTCCTATATTCTTTTTTACAATAATGCTCTAAGCGCTGTAGTTCATTTGTCAGATACGTTGAAAAACTTGAAATAGTTTTATCCCATGTCTCTAATGCCTCGCAAAAAATCAAGAAACTTTGTCCTTCCAAATCTGCCCTGTCTAAATGATATTTCCTAGAATAATGCCACGTTGCCTTTTCAATCATGGGCAAGAATTGTGAAAATTGCTTAGTGGCATATTTCTTAGTCATATGCTTTTAAGCCACTCGATTGCTTTATTTATTTTATTGTCCCTTTCAATATAGCCATTCAAAATACTTCTACAAGATTCCCCTGATTGTCCATATTCTTTATCTAAATCATTTTCTGATAAACTACCAAAAGCTCTTTTTGCCCTATATAAATCGTCGCCTTTTTGATTTTCTAATGCTTTAATTGCCATTTGCCTATATTCATTCATTTCACTTCCTCCATATATGGTATTTCATTTTCGTTGAAAATGATCTTGGATTGGCTTGAAGGAATTATGGCCAATTCATCATTTTCCTTGTTGAAAATCCTAATTACCTTACCATCATGTACCATCATAGTACCTCGAAACATTTGATTTGTGCGAACATCGTAAAGCTTCAAGTTATTCCTCCTTATTCAAACGTAATGACAATATTGCCATTCTTCCACATTTCAAATAGTTCATGTTCGATCTTTTTTCTTGATAGTTCCATTGTCCTTTTGCAATATGAGGTATCCTCCTCGTTTGAAACTGCTAAGGCTAGATCATCCCTAGCACGGAAATATGTTTTCATCAGATTGCCAAGATTGATTTTGCTTTCTGCGTGCTTGATAAACTTTGCATTCTGGTTCATTTCAAAACCTCCTTAGCTTCTTCGCAAGTCTTGTAAATTTTCTTGCCCCTGTAATATTCTTTTTCTGAGGAGAATACAGGAAGCATGTAATTATTTTCTATTACATAGCCAATTATTTTGGCTAATTTCTTTTTAGGATTAGGCTCTGAATCTTTTTTCATTATAGGCATTTTACGATAATAATATCGTGTTCAAAATCAAATATTGTTTCTGTTACTTCGGTAGCAGGAGTATACCCTAAATAAACTTTATCCCCTTTTCTTGGAACAAAAAGAGGATTATCTCTTACTCTTAAAATTAATTGATTTGTAGATAATCCGGAAAAAGAATCAGGATCAGGATAAAACGTATCTACTACAAACATTTTCATAAAATCCTCCTATCAATTGAACCTTTTAGCTCCGGTCGGATTTGAACCGACACTTTTCGCGTCTTAAGCGCGATGCCTCGACCAGTTGGGCTACGGAGCCATGATAAAAAGGCTATTGGCAAGAAGCAGTGTTGGTCTGCTTGATGGGCTATCATCCATCGCCACCGGGCCAAGCCATTTGACCAAATGCCGACTTCCACGGCTGGGTTGTCATCCGTCTTAGGCCATCTTGGATTTGAACCAAGGACATTCACCTTATAAGGATGGCGCTGCTAACCATCTGAGCTAATGGCCTTTGTTTTTTATGCTAGTACTTTCCGAGCTTCTCTCAAATTGAGTAAAACTGAATTGGCATTATGTTCATTAACAATAGCCAATTTTGCAACGCGCCTACTCCAAGTTTTTGAGTAGACATTGACATAAGAGAAAAGCTTATATTTGCAATCTTCTATTTCATAATATTGCCATGATCTTTCTGATACTCTGACATAGGGCTTTTTCTGGTGATTGGCCTGATTGATCTTTTCCATCATGGCCAGCGCTTCAACTTTGGTTAAGGTGCTCATGATACAACCTCGATCACGATACCCTTGCAGGCGTTGAGATTGGCTCGGCTGTAACTTGCCCTGGTAAGGCGATCCAACTCCAATTTTGCAACATCATCGCCGAACCATGCCTTGTTATCCTTGTCCCAGGCAAAGCCAGCATCAGTAAGGACTGTCTTGGCCGGATAAGTGTTGCCAGTTACTTTGTTCATCTCAATCTCCTTGCTCGATTTTAGGTTCCAGCTAACCTTGATACTTCATTATATATCCTTTAATCACCTTGTAAAGAGTAAAAATTATATTTTACGTTCATTTCCTCAATTTTCTTATTTTGCTTGATATACCAGTTCAATAAACATTTGATCGAAGCATAATCTTTTTTAGGTTCCTTTCTCAGAGTATGAATAAATGTATATAAGGAATAATCATTTATATATCTTCCGTTAGGATAATTTTTGCCAATCCATTCTCTTACAGATTTTACTTTTTCTATATATGGAATCATTATTTTTTGGACTTCTTCATTTAAGAAAAGTTCTTTTGCTTTTTTCTCTTCTTCTTTTAGCCTATTGAAAGTATTGGTCAATGATTCGTAAAGTGAAGGGGAATAATCCT